CGGCCCGGAACACGCTTGAGATTGCAGTGAGCGACCGGCGGGCGGTGGCATTGGCGCAGGGCCTCAGGGTGTGTTCCTCGCCCGCCTCGTCGCGATACGTGAAGCCTCGCTTGCGCAGGCGGACCCACTCACCTATGGCCTTGGGCCCGATCTCGCTGAGCTTGCGGTCTCGCCACTGTGAGGAGACGGCCATTAGGAGCTCGCGGTATCCCTCCCGGGTGCTCTGCCGCAGCCCGTCGTCGTCATGAACGGAGGAGTAAACCAGCTCCGCCCAATTCACCATGGCCGCCTTCCACGTGGGGGACGCGCCATCGAACTCCTCGAGCTCCGCTTTCAGCGCTGTGAGCTTCGCTTCGGCTTCGCTCTCATCAGCCGTGAATAGACTTGCTCGATGCTCTCTTTGCTGTGCGGGAACCCAAATGCGGGCCCACCAAGTTTCGCCTCGCTTGTACAGTCCTTTCGATGCCATTGCCTGCTCTCCTCTCGAGCCTTCAGCCATTGTGTGAACGCTTGCGCGTCGACGGTCCACCGCCGCCCGAACTGAGCAGCGGTTGGAATAAAACCGCTTGTACACAACCGCTGAACTGTGCGGACCGACACTCCTAGTTCAGACGCTACCCGCTGGGCCGTAATCCTCATTGGGCCTCGCATTTTTGGCTCCTTACGCGCTCGCGATCAGGGCACGAGCCTTGGCCTCGTCGCCGCTGTACTCGTATAGGTTCTCTGCCATTTCCAGTGGATCGATGCCGGCACCATCCCAAAAGGCTCGCTCGTTCTGCCGGTGCTGGAGCGCATGGCAGACGCGGCAAAGGGGCACCGTCCACTTGTCATCGGGCTTCATGCCCATGCCGGTGTGCGACTTGCCCCGGCCCAAGTCCGCATAGCGCACATGAGCCGCGTCTGAGTGCCCCTCAGCTGTGCATGCAAGGCACGGCAGCCGGCGGATGAAGGCGAGGTGCGCGTTATCCTTCTCGCGCCCCTGCTTGGGCTTCACACGCTCGCGCTCAGGCTTGGGCGCAGGCGGAGGCCCCGCGTCGATGATCTCCACCGGTGCCTCGGTCTCCATCCAGACCTTTGCGCCGCACGAAAGCGGCTTCTCCGGGCGGTACACCACGCGAGAGGGGCCATGAATAACCACCTCCCGCGCATAGGTGTTGCTCTTGCCCTGCTTCACCGTGATGCAGCGCTCCTCCTTGCGGCGGATGGCGTGCTGGTTGACGTGAATGCGGGTCAGCATGGCGCTAGTCGACAACCACGCCGGTCCACTGGCCATCACGCATAGCCGCGACCATCCCAAGCAGCTGCGGTGGCTGCCAGTGATCCGGCTTCAGCACCTTGCCGTCCTCGCGGTAGCGCGCCTCGTAGATGAAGCGCTGCCCCTTGCAGTCCGGGCAGCTGATATCAGCGTGCTCGAGCGGAACCTGCCCATTCTCATTGCAGGCCTCGCAGGGGTGCTTGATCTTGTCGACGTTGGAGCGGTGCACCTCATTCCAGAGCGGCTGCGGGTCGAGCCCGAGACCGTGCATGAGGCCGGTTGCCACGTAGATCAGGTCAAGGCAGGCGTCGGCAATCTCTGTTACCGCCTCTGCGGTTGGGGCCTGCTCGTAAGCGACCCACGCCTCCTGCAATTCCTTGTACTCCTCATCGACCAGTGTCTTATACAGCGTCTCCACATCAGCCCCCGGGAACTGGCGGAAGTACTGCATGAAGCTCTTTTGATCTCGGAAAATTACAAAACTCATTCGTCGTCATCCTTTCCTGCTATGAGTATCGAGAGCACAAACCAGCCAAGACAGAAACCCACCAAGACCAGCCCGTAATCGGCCATCACTTTTGTGCACCACGCTTGATAAGGTTGTGCTGCTCACGCAGCTCATTGGCCTGCTTTGAGGTGATCTTCCCCATGTTGAGGGCCAGCCTCACCACCTCGCTCTTCATCCGCTTGTTTGGGCCGCAAGTCTGCTTAAGCACCCAATCCGGCTCTTTTCCTGCATCGAAATAGTCCTTCGCCAACGCGATGATCTTGCTCTCGCGATTGGCACCAAGAGGCACCTCTTGAGAAGCCCCGAAATTCAGTCCACGCATTTTTTTGTGTCCTCTCTCTTGCGTGTGGCCCCGAGCATTTTGAGCTCGCGACGCACATCACTCTTCGCATTCAATACGCCTCTTCGGCCATCGCTACATGTGGCCGACATAAACACCAATCTCTGCTCGCCGTTGTAATTGAGACGGGCAACGACATGCTTTCGCCGCTGCTCGAACTCCACCAGCGCGCCCCATCTAGCGACCTCATCGGAGATCGCCTTGAATTTCCGCTCGTTCACCCGAGCTTCCGATACCGCACGTTGTTCCGGCGGTGAGAGGACGCTGTGCCAGCCCGGCTCACGCCCGCGATCTCAATTGTCTTTTCCTTGAGAGCGCGACGCAGAGAGCCGCCGATCACAGCGCCCCACGCATTTGGATGGCCCGGGCTTCCTACGCCCTTGGAGAGGCAGCGCAAACGAACATCCTCGCCAATGAACTCGAAGCCGGCGGGAACGGAGGCGATATAGGCGTCGCTCTCATAGCGAGCCTTGGCAAGCCATCCTCCATCCTGATTGGCCGTGACGGTGGCTATGCCCTCGCCACGGCGCTTATTCGCTTCGGCTGCGTCCTTGCGGCCTTGAAAGAAGAACTCTTTCACGCGATTTTTGATGCCAGCAATCTCCATTCCCAATTCCTTCCTCAATCAAATTCACACTCGGACGCTGTTACGCCTTAAAAAGGAACGTCGTCGTCCAGATCGTCATAAGGGCCACCAGTGTCACCACCGACGCCACCAGCTCCGCCGGAGCTGCCGCCCCATGAGCTGTTACTCGGCGCGCCGCCGCCTGAGCCCTGTTGACCATCATTGCGAGGCCCGTCGAGCATCTTGAGTACGCCTTGGCCAACACCAACCACAACCTCTGTGGTGTAGCGGTCGTTGCCGCTCTGGTCCTGCCACTTGCGGGTGCGCAGCTGGCCTTCGAGGTACACCTTCGTACCCTTGCGCAGGTAGCGCTCAACCACGCCGACAAGGCCGTCCGCAGAAATGGTGACTTGGTGCCACTCGGTGCGCTCTTTCTTCTCGCCGGTGGTCTTGTCCTTCCATTTCTCAGTCGTGGCGATGCGCAGGTTCGCGATACGACCGCCGTTCTGGAAGCTCTTTACCTCAGGGTCCGCCCCAAGGTTTCCCATGAGACAAACCTTATTCAGATACGACATTCTCAATTCCTTCTTCTATTTCGAGCTCTGTCTCGCCAAGCAACACAGAGGGGTTCACATCGAGCAGCTTTGCGGCCTCAACGATGGTGTCGACGCGGAGCATGCGAGCCCCGCTTTCGTGCCACCGCACGGTGTTGACAGAGCAGCGCAACTTTGCCGCCATGTCGCGTAACCAAATTCCACGCGACCGGCGAACGGTGCGGAACCGCTCACCAAGCCGCGCCTGAAGCTCACCCTTCGGTATAGGGGTTGTCGTCATTTAACTCCTCACTCATTGCGACGCCGGCGTCCTCACACGCCGCGCCAAGGTCGCTATCCGTATCCGCTTCGAGATAGCGTTGGTTTTTGGCGCGTGTGGGCTCAGCCACAGTCGCGCCGGCAAATGCGTCGAGGCTCTGCTTTGCATTCCGCTTGGGGATGCGCGGCGTTTCCTCGATCCGCATGGTCTCGGCCTCACGAATGCGCTCAGCCTCATCTTGGTCAAATATCCCCACAAACCCGAATGCGACGCGAGCGCACTGGAGCATCGCCTTGTGCCGCAGGAAGCGTGAGGTGTGGGTCTGCCACGGGCCGATCACAGGGCCGTACTGGCCCTTGAAGGGAGGGCGGTAGCACTCTGCGAGCCGCTCACGAACCCGTATCGGGTGCCTGCGGTCTTTGCGGTAGATCACGCACTCGATCCATGCCGGGCACGGCTTGTGCTCAGCGCTATCGACGATCTCTTCGCTCTCGATGAACTCCATGCCGTCGAACGCGGAGTTCGAATTGATGATCCGGCTCCAGCCATCGATGCCGACCACGGGGATGATCCCGTTCTTCTTGTCGGGGAAGGCGTAGATTTCCTTGGTCCACGGGTTAAGGTCGTACTGATCCGCGACCACGAGGAGCGCCATCATCTGCTCGTTGGTGACCTCCCTCTCAGCGCGGAAGGCGGTTGCCTTGAGTGTCTGGAGCATCTTGTTCGCGTCGACGCCAAAGCGCTGCGCAGTCCGCTCGATGAGGCTTGTGCGCTCAGCGCCGATCTTTGCAAGTTGAGTTGCCATGTCCTTATTCCTTAACTGGTGTGATGGTGAGCGCGCCGCGATACGTCATCGCTTTCTGCACCCGCTCTGGAACAACCTTCTCGGGCCGCTCGATTGATGGCCACGAGAGCCGGTAGCCGGCGGCCTTCGCCTTGGTCGCGTCTCCAACGCACAGGGCGATCCGGCCTTTCAGGTTCTCGAGCACGACCTCTTCGCCCTTCATGCGCTCTTTGAGTTCGAGGTATTCCTCGATCAGCGGCGGGAGCTCTTTGTTGGAGGTGAGGTCTGCGGGGAGCGCTGCATCGCCGTAGCGATACTCCTCAGCCACAGTGTCGTAATCGGCCAGCCATGTGGGCTCGACGCCGCTGTGCACGCCCTGCCAAAAGGCAGTGATGGCGGCTGCGATCCTTTCCTGTGTCGCTTGGTGGCGCTCGATGCGCCCACGCTGGAGCTCGTTGCCGCTAATGCAGCACACGACCCAACCATGGTCCGCGCCAACAGCACCGATCTGGTGCTGAAGCTGGAGCACATAGTGCAGCGGAGGCATGATGATTTCGCCGCCGTCCGCGATCCATTTGTCGCGGAACTGGAGGGCGTCGATGTTCTTGAACTCGACCGGGGGGAGGCCCTTCTCCTGCACCTCGTAATCGAGAGAGGCACCCCAACCGCCAACCTCGCCATGCGTGCAATAGCGACGCACCTTGCGGAGCTTCCACTCCCACTTGCTCTTGGCCCATTCAGCGAGGGCTGGCTCGAGGAAGTTGCCGGCCTGCACGCGCTCCACGTAGGAGAGATCGTCTGGCATGAGCTTGCCCGACTTCTCCTGCCAGAGGCGATATCCGGTCTTGAAGGGAGAGAGGCACCCGAGGAGCGTTGACCCCTCTGGCGGTGCCTCGTAAAGGTGGTGGACGACGGTCTCGCCGTCCGGGTGGAGCCATCGGTAGAAGAGGCTTGCTACCTCGCTGCCTCCGACGTTCTGCTCTCTAAGGGTAAGCCACGTGGCTTCATCTGGAACTGGAACTGCTGCCATGAGTATTTCTCCTGTACCCGCTCTCTGGCGGTGACAGGAAAATTATCATCATGGTGATACCGATGCAAGCAAAATATTATTGTTGTGACAACCTCGCGCCGGAAATTGTTTTGGTTATGATAGTGCCTCAGACGCCCTGAGCTATCGCCAACACAGCATGCGCCTCGACAACCTCAACATCCGCCATCGGCCCGCTACCCCATGCGATCAGGGTGTACAGGCCGGCTGTGCTGCCTCGCTGGAGCTGCCGCACCAGACGCTGCGACTGGCCGCTCACAGTGACAACAGCGAGCTTTCCGACCAGCTGGTCTGGCGCTCGCGGCTCTGCCTCATAGAACACGTGCCAGCCGCTCGGGATGGGGTGAAGCCCATCTCCATCAACTCTCGCCGCGAACACTGCGACGCCTTCTGGAACTCCGACCGGACGGGCTATCTCTTCAACCTCATTCATTTTGAAAAGCCTTCCATACACGCCGACGAGCTCAGCAATTGGCACGCGATCACGCTCGCCCCCTTTGAACGGTGCCTCGCCGCTAAGCACATCGTCAACTGTGCATCCCTCCGCTTCGGCCAGCCTCTGCAACGTGTCAGAAGAGAGGCTCGCGCTTTTTCCAGCGAGGTAGTTGTACAGCGTACTGCTTCTAATGCCGGCTTTTTGTGCCCATGGATGCGGCTTCAACGACCGCGCCTCCATGAACGCAAGCAGATTATTGCGGTTCTGCTTTTCCTGAATTGTGCGTCGGTTCGACATTTTGGCTTTCATAAGGTTCCCCGTTTTGCCAGTCCAATTTTTATGAGCTTCAAAATTCACAGCGGTCGGACCAATAAGTTCCGTGCCCGCAAAACCGTACTGGACGGCCTCACCTTCGCCTCGAAAGCTGAGGCTCAGCGATACGCCGATCTGAAAATTTTGTTACGCATAGGCGAGATTTCTGGTCTGGAGCTTCAGCCCTCCTTTGATCTTGTGGTGAATGGCCAGCTGGTGTGCCGGTATGTGGCCGACTTCCGGTATCGAGACACTGCCACAGGGCAAGTCATTGTTGAGGATGTGAAAAGCGCTCCGACGCGCACGCCAGAGTACCGGATCAAGCGAAAGCTCATGGCCGCCTGTCACGGGATCACGGTCCTCGAGACTGGAAAGATCAGCCCACGTAAGTCGGCTGGACGCAATTAACCCATTTACAACCGCACGAGGTCGCGGCATTTGAGTGTCATAACCATGATAAAGGACAACCATGGACAACTCGAATAACGCAGGTCTGTGCCTGCTCATTTTACCTGAGGCTTTATGACAGATTGGGTTCGTCTTTGGCACGACATGCCAACCGACCCTAAGTGGCGGACTATTGCTCGCAAGTCTGGGCAGCCTTTGCCCTGTGTGATTGCGCTCTTCAACCTTCTTATGGTGAACGCCTCTGCCAATGCGGAGGATCGTGGCACGCTTCGTAATTGGGAGAACGAGGACGCGGCAGCCGCTCTCGACATGGATGTGGAGGCTGTCTGTGCTGTCATCGATGCAATGCAGGGCAAGGTGCTTGATGGAGAGCGTCTCACTGGATGGGAGCGCCGGCAGCCAAGGCGCGAGGATAATTCCGCCAATCGCGTAAAGCTCTACCGTGAACGGAAGGTAACGCATGGTAACGCAGGCGCAGACAGTGAAACGCAAGGTAACGCAACTGTAACGCAGTGTAACGCACCAGAGACAGAGACAGAGACAGAGACAGATACAGAAAAACCCTCCCTTACCCTCCCCCCGGGGGAGGGGAATGTGAAGAAAAAGTCTAAGCGCCGCAAGGTTGGGCCGGTCGTGTACACGCTGGAGTTCGAGGCGTGGTGGTCCGTTTACCCGCGCAAGGAAGCCAAGAGCTACGCTCAAGAGGCCTACGACCGGGCGAAAGAGAGGATTGGTGAGGGTGCGCAGAAAACTCTCATCGATGCCGCGCTCGAATACAGCAAGCGGGTGGCCGGCAGGGAGGCGCGCTACACCGCGCAGCCGACGACTTGGCTCAACCAAGGCCGCTGGGAGGATGAGCCCACTACAGCTGCGCCTTCGCACTTGTCGGGCCGGAATAAATTTGGGATTGGCGGATGAGCATCGCAGAGAAGTTGCTCGAGCTTGGCATCCGACTGCGCAGCTACGAGCCCGGAAACCGCTACACGACTTGCCCGGAGTGTAGCCACACACGCAAAGGGCACAACCAAAAGAAGCCCTGCCTCAGCGTAGCGATAGGGCCGACGCAGCTAAAAACAGGTGGTGCAGTGGAGGCCGATAGGGCCGTGTTTCATTGCAACCATTGCGAGTTCAAAGGAGGAATTGGTGACGGTGGGAGTTATAAGCGCGGGGATAGCAAAGCAACTCGAGGCGCGTGGTCTAAACCCGGAGATCGCAAGCCAGAGGGGGATGCACAGTTTCGCCGGCGGCGCTGGTGGTGAGGTCTTGGCCATTCCGTTCATGCGGAATGGTAAGACGGTCAACGTAAAGTACCGCACGCTCAGTGGTGAAAAGCGCATGTGGCAGGTCGCCGGCGGCTTGCAGTGCTTGTGGAACGAGGACTGCCTGCGCGACGACGCGCTGCTCTCAGAGCCGCTGATCATCACTGAGGGCGAGCTCGATGCCCTCGCCGCAATTCAGGCCGGCTTCAAGCGCGTAGTGAGCGTGCCCGGCGGTGCGCCTGAGAAGCCACTGCCTGAGGACACCTCGAAATACGCCTTCCTCGATGAGGTGAGAAAGCTACTGGTCACGGATCGCGTGCCGGAGATCATCTTGGCGACCGATGGGGATGGGCCCGGCTCGATCCTCATGCACGACCTCTCGGTGAGGCTTGGCCGGTTCCGCTGTAAGTTCTTGACCTATCCCAAGCGCCCGGACGCGGCGCAGGATACGGATGGCCGGCGGTTCAAGGATTTGAACGAGGTCTTGGTCGTTTATGGCGAGAGCGGTGTCCGCAAGACAATCGAGCGGGCCCAATGGCTGCGCGTCGATGGCGTTTACCGCATGGGTGAGCTGCCTCCGGTCCCTGAGGCTCCCATCCTCGACATAGGCATCCCTCGGCTGCGCAATCACTACAAGGCGCGTCTTGGCGATATCTCGATCTGGACAGGCATTCCATCGCACGGCAAGAGCTCGCTGGTGAACGATCTGTGCTGCAATTTGGTCAAGCAGCACGGCATAAACGTGGCCTTCGCGTCCTTCGAGCAGATGCCGCAGCGGGATCACAAGCGCAATTTGCGCACGTGGTTCTTGGGCATGCCGGTGCAGTATGCGGGCCCCAAGCAGATACGCGAGGCCGATGACTGGATCGACAAGCATTTCGCCTTCATGGTGCCATCAGAGGATGACGACGTGACCCTCGAGTGGACGCTGGATCGCATGGAGGCAGCCGCTGTGCAGCACGCCTGCAAGGTGATTGTCATCGACCCGTGGAACGAGATGGATCACGCTCGCTCGCGTGATGAGAGCCTCACGGAGTACACCGGTCGGGCCATCAAGGCGCTCAGGCGCTTTGCCAAGAAAATGATGGTGCACCTGATTATCGTTGCCCACCCGTCTAAGCAGCGCAAGGATGAGAACGGCGAGTATCAGGTGCCGACGCTGTACGATATCTCTGACAGCGCCCACTGGTACAACAAGGCCGATCTCGGTGTGGTGGTGCATCGCTTCCAGTCGCACACGCTTATTCGCGTGGCCAAGAGCCGCTACCATGATGAAATCGGCGTCCCGGGTGATGTAGAGGCCAGCTACGTGTTCGAGCAGCGCCGGTATGAGATTTGGGATCAGTAGGCACAAAAAAACCCCGGCTTTGAGGGCCGGGGTTAGACGAGGCAGGTCAGGAGGGAGAAATTGCTGACCCGATTGTTTTATCGGGGTGGCGTCCTCCAGTCAACGCTCGTTTTGGTAGGCGCTCAATCGTCGTAATCGTAATCAGTGCCCTCATAGGCGTCGACGACTGGGAGCCGCCGTTGCTTGGGCTGGTGATAGCGCCCGTTCTGGTAATCCCACATGACGCGCCACACATCGAGATAGGCATCATGCCGGGGCTCGTTATCGACCGACCCCTTAAAGTTCGTGGCCTGCATGTCCATCACCCGCTCTGCGATTGCATTTGCGACCTCTTGGCGCGGGATGAATGCGCGAAAGCTGTAGTCGCGACCCTTCCATTGCTTGACCCGGGCTTTGGGGAAGACCGCTTCGATCTCACCTTTGCGGCGGGCGCGAACCGCCAGAACATCGGCCTCATTCGCGTAAGGACAGTCCTCCAGCGTTGGCTTTACGACAGAGAGGAAGGCGTCCTTAAGAAAAATCCACATTAAAAAAGTTCCTTTTTAGATCATTGACAAACTCACCCTCGGGCTCCCGTGGGGTGTATGCGGCTCGAGAGGTTCCCGGGCTCGCTTTTCGTGTGGCCTCAGCGGCCTTGTGTGCGCGCCGCTCGATCTTCGCGGCTTGGGCGGCGCTTAGAGGGGGCTTGTGCTCGGGGCGGGCGGTGCC